CACGGTGACTCCTTGTGTGGATAATTTGCCCGGCAATGAAAACTACGCCAGCCACACCATGATCAATCCTGACACAGGTGCTGAGGCTGAGATTGAAACTGACGCCCAGCACATGGCCGCACAGGCCGCTGGTTATACTGAAGAAACAGCCCCATATGATACTATGAATTCAACAACCTAAGGAGACTGCCATGCCAATGAAAAAAGGATATTCCGCAAAGACTATTGGTAAGAACATTGAAATGGAAATGGCCAAAGGTCATCCACAAGCCCAGGCTGTGGCCATGGCATTGAGCAGTGCTCGTGCTTCGGCTATGAAGGCCCACAAGCCAGCATTAGTTAAAAAATACACAAAGAAATAAGGACAACACAATGAACCTAATCAACGCAAACCGCTCACAACATTTGAGCACACTAATAAATGCTCCAACAACCAGCACTGCCATTCCATCAACAACCGTAGTGGTATTCAGTGCTGTTAGTCCGCACTGGATTGCCATTGGATCCAATCCAGTTATCAGCACTGCCACCAGTCTTATTATTCCAGCCGGGGCTATTGTAGAATTCTCCTGTGCCAATGGTGATAAGGTGGCTGTGGCTGCTCACGCCGCAACCGGCCATGTGGGATTAGCATACTGAAATGCCAGTTCATAAAATCACAACCACTCGGAACGGTAAGACCATTACAGGTTATCGTTGGGGTGGCCACGGTAAAATCTACACTGGACCCAATACTAAAGGTCAGGCAGCCGCTCAAGGTCGTGCTGCTTATGCCAACGGATATAAGGGGAAAACCAAATGAAAAAGAAAAAACCTGTTAAACCCATTAAAAAAGGTTATTAAACTAAATAACCACACAACACTCTAAGGGAGGCACGCCAACTATGGGCAATCAAGACATAGGCACTGAGGACACTGGTTCCGAAATTACAAACCAGGCAGCAACCAAAACTTACACACAAGAAGAGTTCGATCAACACATGGCCCGAATGAAAGCCAGTCTTGTCAAGAAATATGAAAAGACTTATGCTGACTTAGGTGATCCAGAAGAACTACGCCAGTTGAAAACTGAATCTGAACGCCGTAGGCAAGAAGAACAAGTCAAGCGTGGTGAATTTGATCGTATCTTACAGGATTTGGCTGCGAAAAAAGATCAAGAAATAAAGAAGCGGGATGAGATCATCAAGCAATACACGATTGATGTTCCTTTGGTATCAGCAGCAGCACAACACCGTGCGGTCAATGCTGAACAGGTCAAACAACTATTGAAAAATAGTGTGAGATTAGGGGATACAGGAGATGTGGAAGTGTTGGATGACAAAGGTCAAGTGCGATATACCGATAAGGGCACACCATACCAAGTTAATGATTTGGTCGGTGAATTCTTAAAGGCCAATCCACACTTTGTCGCAGCAGGAGCCACAACTTCAAATAGTCGCAGTAGCCACGGTCGAGGCCCAGAACCCTTGGATGTGACTAAATTAGATATGCGAAATCCAGAACACCGCAAAATGTTTAGGCAGCATGCCCAAGGTCGTAAAAATTAACCTAACCTTAAAGGAAAACAATTATGACTATGCCAGCAAATAACAATAGTTTGTGGAATGATGAATTTTACGCCAATTTCGTCACACAAGCAGAGTTCGCAGCCTATGAGCAAAGTATCGCTCGCGAACTAACAACCGTATTCGATATCCCAATGAACTCAGGTAAAGTTGCCCAAGTTCCAATCTGGGGACAAGGCACTGCTCAGTATATCACTGATGAAGCAGCCGCCACAGCAATCAATACCACTTCTACTTCAGCCCTGATCACAATGGCTGAGCATGTGTATTACAGCCAAGTTACTGATATGTTGCGTAATAGTGCTTATAACGATGTTATGAGCCAGTTGGCAGATGTCAGTGGTCGTGCCATTGGTGAAAGTTTCGACACAAAGGCTTTTGCTCAATTCAGCAGTTTCTCAAGTGATATTGGCTCAACCACAACTGAATTGACCGTTAATGTCATTCTACAAGCCGCTGCTACTCTACGCGGTCGTAAGATTGCTGGACCATACTTCTTAGTGTGCCACCCTGCTCAGGCCTACAACTTGAAGAAGCAATTGACCACAACTCTACCATATAGTGGAGCGTCAGCCGGTGCTCAATTAGGAGCAATCAGTGATGTCGGTAATATGGCACTACAAACTGGTTTCGTTGGCAGCATTGCTGGTGTGACCGTTTATGAGTCGGCTATGGTCCCAACAGGAGCCACAACTGGTGGTGCCACCACTTATGTTGCTGGTGTATTCGCCCGGACCGGTTTAGGTATCGCTCAACGCGGTGGATTGAATCTACAGACTCTATATCTACCACAACAGCGTGCCACAGACATGGTCGTCACAGCAGTAGCAGGTGCCGGTGTTCTACAAAGCACACACGGTATTGCTATTACAGCAGATGGCCTAATCAACTGAGATTGATTGAGTAATATAAGGATTATATCATGGCATTCCTATATTGGATTTACGACAACACTGGTGCGATAGCATTTGCTGACTATGACGCAGTTCAGGCCGCCGACCAGCGTGTATTTGAAGCCAATGAAGGATTGACCAGCGACATCATTGATGACCTTACCATTCGTTCAACACAGCGTATCCTCTACCAGATTGGTAACTCCGACTGGTGGAGGACCTACTATGTGCGAATGACTGGTGGCAACACAGCCATATTCAATGTCAGTCTTGGCCTATTGCCTATTCCCAATCCCAATATCAACAAAATCATCGACCGCACTGCGGATTTCACTGACTTATGTGTTTATTACGCACTGAGTTATTATATCTATCCCAAGATTGCTGACTTCAGCAGTCAGGAAAATGCGGAACGAGTCAAGATTGGCTTCTTCAATGAAAAATACAGAAGTTTATATCAAGAATTGTTAGATGATGGATCATGGTATGATTGGTCGGGTGAAGGCACGGTGACTGATGCGGAAAAAATGCCTGTGAGATCAAATGTTATCAGAGTAAGATAATGAGAACCCAATTGTTATCAGCAATCACCACTGCGATCAGCACACTTACCCAGTTTGCTGTTAGTAGTGAATTGCCTTGGGAACAAAATGGTGTGCCTCTTTATCGTAAGAATATGAAGAAGATTTATGTAGGACCAGATGTGCTGACACAATCGGCCATAATTCCCACATTAGATCACAGCAATATTCTACAAAATGACACGGTCAATCAAGTGTTCTTATCAGTTGATGCCAAGAATAATCCCACACAATTACCACAAGCAATCACAGCAATTCTATCTGCCCGTGATAAAACAGGCATAGTCAATTTCATAACCGAAGCGGACTATACACAGGAAACATCAGAGGATGTGCTGACCTTGACTTTCGAGTTTAGGTTAAACTCCATAACAACATAAAGGAACAATAAAATGGCTTATTTCAACACAAGTCCCGCAGCGACCCGTGCCATTCTACAGATCAGCACTGCGACCATTGCTACAACCAGCACTGGTTTCCAGGTGCCTGCTCTACAGAACATCACGGTCAATAACAATGTAAATATCTTCAATTGGCAACAATTGGATTCATTCAGTCAGTTTAGCCTACCAACACCAGCCAATAACAGCGTGTCAGGAAACTTAGTGGTTGATGCTACCACATACTTCTCTACTAATGCCGGCGGTGGAGTAACAGGTATTCATAACTTATCCAATGCGGCAACATTAATGTATTTTAGAGTATATTTTAATGGAACCGGCACAGGAGCAAGATATCTCAGTGGTCAAGGTTATATGACAGCATTAGCCCCCACGGTCCAACCAACAGCACCAGTGTGGGTTACAGGATTTACTATTGCGGTAGATGGTGATTTGACCAGCAGTGTCGTATAATTAATAATTAATTATTAATTGATGAATCAGGGCTCTTTCGGGAGCCCTTTTTCTTTTCTGCTTAAATACACTACACGATTAAAAGGCATAAAGATGAGATTAGAAGAATATAGTCAAGATGAACTACTGCTGTCAATCGAAGCAGAAATAGCCAAAAGCCTAAACGAATTACGATGTCTTCAAGGGGATGCCGACAAGATCTCTGCGAGATTGCGATTCGCTATGGCCACATTACACATTATTAAAGATCAAAAGGAAACAAGATGAATATTAAAGATTTCGCAAGAAAACCCCAACTGACCGAAGTGATTATTGATGATGAAGAAATTGTCAATACCTATGGCGAACCAATCTCATTTTATATGATGGATTTTGTCAAAATTACAACCTATTTTGATTTCTTCCGCAGCCAAAGCGAAAATGATGGTGATAGACTCAATGACATACTGCGTAAGATCATATTAAATGCCGAGGGTGAGCCGGCACTTAAAGAAGATGAAATATTACCTATTGATATTTGTATTGCGGCACTGACCAGGATCAATCAAACCTTGGGAAAGTCAAAAACCAAGCCATAGATCCTAATAACTGGGAAACAGCAAAAATGATTACAATTGGAAACATAGCAAAACAATATGGACTATTACCCAGCCAAGTTGCCGAACACGCTACCAGTTATGATATTATGATTGCTGATGTCTATGCGACTTGGGAAAATCATCAAAGGGATCCCGGTTCCACGGAACAATATGATCAATCGCAGTTAGAAGAATTAATGGCCACGGTTAGGAAGTAGTATGAAAGGAGCAATAGCATTACGGTTGGCGGAGTTGGCCAAAGAATTAGATTCTAAAACACTGGCGGCTGTGGGATATAAAACATTCCGCCGAGAAACTCCCATACGCACTGGTAATGCTCGCAGCCATACCGCACTTATTCAAGATGAGATTGTGGCTGATTATCCTTACGCACAAAGATTGGACACAGGGTGGAGCAAACAAAGTCCAGCAGGTATGACCAAGCCCACTATAGCCGCAGTGGAAGATTATATTAAAAAAGTCAATAAAGGATAATGTATTATGGCTACCACGATTGAGAATTTTATACTGCGGTTTAAGACCGAAGGCACTGAAAGTTTCAAGACCATAACTAGTGATGTATCGGCATTGGGTGATAGCCTTAATGTCGGTGGTGGCAGTTTAGATATGTTTGCTAGCCGGCTTACTGGTGTTGCCGGATTGGCAGCCACAGCAGCCTTGGCATTTGGAGCACTGGGTCTCAAGGCCATCAATATGGCTGATGAGTTAGATGATTTAAGCAACAGCACAGGAGTGGCAGCCAGTAAGATATTAGATCTTAAACAATCAATGATTGAGTCCGGTGGTAATGCTGATAGTGCTGAAAAGGCTCTGACCAAATTAAGTGTAGCCACTGGTGAGGCTATGAATGGTAATGAAAAATATCAAAAGTCTTTCCGAGATTTAGGTGTTTATGTTACTGATAGTTCTGGTAAAATTCGTGATGCCAATGATATATTAGATGATACTATCAAGGCATTAGCAGGAATAGAAGATCCGGCAGTAAGAGCAGCACGAGCACACGAATTATTAGGTAAAGAAGCCGCAAAGATTGATTGGACAAATGTCAAGGCTGGTCGAGATGCTATCACTGATGAACAGATTAAAGCACTGGCAGATTACCGAACTCAAATAGATAAAATCATAGCCCAGTTTGAGCGTGGCTTATTAACTTATTTTGGTGATTTAGCAACAACTATCAATCAAGGCGGTATCAGTGCTGGATTTGCCAAAATAACAGAACAAATTGCTGTGTTGGCTGGGACCATATTAAACTTACCGACCGATGCTCTTAACTATGCTTGGAATTCATTGGTTCCTGATTGGATGAGATTGCCAGAAAAGGCTGCTGGATTGGGAGATCCTTTAATTGCCTTGGCTAAAAAAGCAGAAAAGGCCAGAGAAGCATTGACATTTGATCCTGGTGTTGGAGCGGGGTGGGATGCTGTT